GCAGCTTGCCCCAAGTCCCCTTCCCGGCGATACCGTCAGCGCCGAGGCCGTACTTGGTCTGGAACTTCTTCAGCGCCGCTTCCGTGCCGCTGCCGAAGTCGCCGTCCGCACCGGCCGCGCCGCAGGAGAAACCGTAGGCGATCAGCGCCGCTTGCAGGGTCTTCACGTCCGCGCCCTCCATGCCGCGCTTGAGCATCCGTACCTGCACGGGCAGCGTCGTGTCCTTCTCCGCGGGTACCGGCACCGGCGCGTTTGCGCTCTCCACAAAGGGTACGCCCAGCGCCGCGCACAGCCCCTTGGCGATGGTCTCACCGATCAGGGTGGTGTTGTCGATGATCCACTGTGCAACACTGGGGACATCGTGGAAATCCGTCTCGATATACACCGTCGTGGCAGCAGGGTGCTTCACCTCGTACAGCGCGGGGTAGGCGCGGATCACATCCGGCGCACCCGGCGTCACAGGCCCCAGCACGTCCAGCACCGCCTGACACGCCTTGTATCCGGCGCTGTTCCGGTCACCGCTGTAACAGAACAGGTGCGTACCGCTGGCCTTGCCGTTGCAGGCGTTGGAATGGATAGGCACGTGCAGGTCAGCCTTGAAGCGGTTGGACGCCGCCACACGGTTCTGCATGGTGTCGTACTGCCCCAGCATCACCTCCACACCAGAGCGCTCCAGAGCGGCCTTGCAAGCCTCTGCAATGCGCCCGCACTGGATGGCCTCGGTGGTGTCGCCCACCGCGTAGGTGTTCCGCCGCTGGTCGCTGGGGGACAGATACACCCGCTTAGCCATTGTTGCCAGCCTCCTTGTGATACTGCGCCGTAGAGATGCACAGCACCGCGCCGAGGAACGTGTCCACGGCGGTGATGGTGGTCACCACCTCGTCTGCGTAGGGCCACGCCCACACCGCCGCCAGCGCCGCGTACAGCGTAGCCACGGCGGGCATGACGATGATGACCAGCCACTTGAGGATATCATATACCTTGTTGTTCAGCTTCATAACAAATTCCTTTCCGGCCTGTCGGCCTGTTCCATTTTATGCTCTATCGTATGGGCAGCTTCCGCACTTCCTCCATGACGCGCCGCGCGCTGCCGTTGCCGCCCATCTCCTCATACGGCTCGTAAAGGTACACCTGCAAATTCTCGTACTCGTCCTGTGTGATGTAGCCCCGCTCGATGTACACCATGCCGAGGTGAATGATGCGGTCGTGGGCCAGCCCCACCAGCATCTTCCGCTCCGCCTCGTCCGCCTTGCTGCGCTTGGCCGCCAGCTCCATCCGCTTGAGGATCACCTTGCTCACCACGCCCCACAGAGCGGTGGAGGTCAGCAGCGCCACAATGAGCGGCACGCCGACATTCGTCCATGCTTCCATCAGGTCACCCCCCTTACTCAATCGGCTCGTCCAACGTAATGATGAGGTTCGCGCCCTTGCCCTTTGCCGACACCCGGAAATATGCGGCAGATGTGGGAACGTTCGTGCTACTCTCAGTCGGCTGAAACGTCATTGCCGTATTAGCTTCTTCGATACTAACAGGGAACCACTGACTGGAGTCAATCCGCTGTGCCGGCATTACCGTCTTCAGCAGTGTGAAATTAGCGTCATACCACGCAACACGGCTATACGTATCGGATTTACTAAACTCAATCCCACTGCCGGCAATACGGTAGATATGGTTCGTCACATTGCCGGCCAGAGGGATAAACCCGGTAGTCACATACCCATTACCACTCTGCGGTGCGCCAGAGGATGACAGGTTGTAATTGTCCTGATACGGCATTGACGCGCCCTTGTCGTTCACGGCCGAAAGCACCACGTTTGTATACTTCGGCGCCTGCGTTACGGCTTTCGCAGTGATGACAATATCTCCAGTAACTGTGGGGATTGCAATGATACCATCCTTGTAATATGCGGACACGTCCACACCTCCCATCGTAATTTTAACACTGCTGACCTCGTGCCCAACATCCGCTGTAATCGCAGTGACGTAGGATTGACCGTCTATGGCATACACACGCTTGTTGCTGCTTGTGCATTTTGTCAAAGCGGCCCGTACAGCTCGCCGCAGCACGTCCGTGCTGCCACGCAACACAGCAGCAGTCACGTCTTTCCCGCCCATCGTCACCTTAATGGATTCGATCAATTTGCCGTTCGTGGGAGTGATGCTTGCTACGAACGGCTGGTACTGCTGCACAGATGCTGCTCCGTTGCTGACTGTGACATCAGTGAGTGTTTTTGTGACGCTGTACGTTGCGATCTCCGCCGACAATGCAGCGGGCGTTCCGTCGATCATGGCAGCGCGAAACGCATTGATCTTATCGATCGTGATGCCACAAGACAACAGCAGACTCACCACTCTATCCCGAAAAGTGGCTCCGGTATAGGTATTGATATAGTTGATCTCCCGCGTCCAAACCTGCTCGTTTCGTCGTCTGGCAAGGGCGTCCGTGCTGACCCCAGAGTAGAAGTTTGTCAATTCGTAGTCCTTGTCGATATCGGACTGCGACATACCAAGTACGGCTTCGCATACCAACGCCACAACGCCGGTTCGGTCTGCGCCTGCCGAACAGTGGAAATAGGTCGGCTGATCGGCGATCACATAGTCAAAAAGCGGATCAAAGATCGCCTTAATGTTCCCGCTATCCTTCTGATACGCCAAATCATTCCACGTCATATCGACCCAGAGCATCTCGACCGGGCCGCCAAAGCCGCTTTCTGTCCTACCATTCAGGTCAGACGCAAAACGCAAGTCGATTTCTTTGAGAATGCCGAGCATATCAATCGCCTGTCGTCTGCCGTCGTCGGTCAGATACCCATACATCTCGCCGCCTCGGAACAGCTTGCCGTACTTAACTGTCCCGCCGTCGCACGACCAACCACCGAGATCCCGCACGTTATCCACGTTCAGCATATTTATCATCCGGCACGTACCTGTCGGCTTAATAAGCCCCTGTTGGACAATGTTGCCGCCCGAGTCAGCCAAAACAAACTTGGAGGTTGCGCCGGGCGTACAGTTGTAAACCGTGATCGCGCCTGCACTGACAGGCTGCGAAACACTGTTACCTGTGTACCCGTCCACGATTGTCAGCGTTCTGGCGGACTGCATCGTGATAGATACGCCAACAGGTCTGTTTGCACTTACTGTTTGTACATAATCCGCTATGCTCGATACGGTGTAATCTGCCGGGTCATAAGTAACGTTTTTAAGGTAGCTTTCCACTTCCGAGCGGCACTGATTGTAGGTGTATACCTCAGTTTTCAGTCCGGTGCTTATCGCCCGCACCGCATCGCCCATCTGCCCGACAGTATATTTGGCGGTGCTGCCGGTTTTATCCCGGATAGCAACAGCAATGTCGCGGACAGCCACCTCACTGTACAGTTTGTCTGCCATCAGTAGCCCACCCCATTCCCGTTGGGCAGCGCGGCCATAACCGCATCCACCAGTTCTTGCTTATCCGTTGCAGTAAAGTAGTCCACTCCTTTCACCGGTGTTTTCCCGGCAGGCCCTTGCGGGCCTGTGTCGCCTTTCTCGCCCTTTGCACCGGGATCTCCCTTGTCGCCCTTGTCTCCTTTAGCCCCTTGCGCACCCTGCGGGCCCGTTGCACCAGTATCACCTTTCGCGCCTGGGTCTCCCTTGTCGCCCCTTGGGCCTGCTGGGATATCGATGCTTTCCGCCGTGCTACCGTCGTAGGTGACGCTGTTGCTACCGCTGGTGATGGTCAACGCGTTGGGGTTCGGCAGCTTATCCTCCGTCGTCGCCAGCTTCGCGTTGCTGGCCTGCACACCGGAACCGGCAACAGCTACCGTAAAGGTCTGTGCCGGAAAGCCCATATCCGCCAGTTCGCCGGAGCCGGAAAATATCCATAGGCTAACTTCAGGCACCGGGATGAATAGCGGCAGCGTTGCGGTGTACGTTCCCAGCGTGCACCGGCATTCCAGCACCTTCCCCGCCTCATACGCCGCCTTGATGTCGGCCAGCGCCACCGGGCAGGTATAATTGGGGTAGCTGCCCGCAAGGTCGATGTAGAACACCTCCGCACCACCGGAGGGGATATTGCGTACCGCCGCTGCCATCTGCGCTACCTTGTACTTCTCCGTGCCGCCATTCTTTTCCCTGATGGCGGCAGCGATGTCCTGCACGGAGGATTCTTCATATAATTTTTTCATATCCGCTCCCTCCTTACAGCTCCGCCGACAGCATCACGTTGCCGATATAGCACACGATGGGCGTGTTGTTGATGTACTCCGCCGTGTTGAATGTCTCCGTATTAAGCGATATGGCGATGGCGGTATCCAGCGCCGTGGAGGCCAGTACAGCGCCGCTGGTGATCTCCGCCGCCATGTTGGTGCCTTGTACCGTGCGAACACCTGAGACGCTGGGGATGCCTTCAAGGGACGGCAAGCTTCGCATAGGTGCCGGCACAGGTATCGCCAGAGTCAGGCTTTTCTTACTGCCAGTGAGTACGCCGCAGACCATCATGCTGCCACTCTGCACATACAGATACCGCTGGCACCGCCGCAGCTGCTCCACATAGTCCGGCAGCTCGTTCAACACCCACGCGCCGTCGCCATTTTGATGTGCCAGCGTCTGCTGCTCACCCAGCTCCAGCTTGATGGCCTTGATGTACAGCCCCTGATTAGCCGCCATGCTCTCGAAGCACTGAATCGCCACGATGGCGCGATCCTGCAACGCGCCGACGCTCCACTTTTCGAGCGTAAACGTCTTTTGCACCAGCGTCCAGTCGGACACATTGGAGAGCGTCACGATGCCGCCGGACTGTGCCACGCGCAGCGAGGCGCCCTCTCCGCTGCCCTTGTAGAGCATCGAGACCGTTACCGTCTGCCCGACCGCCGCGTCCATTTCCAGCGCCTGCGCCCATGCGGGGTTGGCGGACGCGGCGTTCTTGTACAACTTGACGCCCTCCGCCGTCACGTCCACAGACAGCGTAGCACCGGTGGTATACCACATATCCACACCGTAGCCGGTTCCCGCGTAGCTCGTCTTCCCGCGCTGGTTCACGGGATTCCCGAAATACCAGTTGCCCAACAGATTATCGTTGACGCGGGCAATAGCAGGGATGTGCGCCAGCATCCGGCAGAACTCCGCGTATGTCCCGGTGTAGCCACCGCGCTTTGCGTCTGCGTAGGCGCTTACTGCGCCCAGGTCTACATATGCCATCAGTAGCTCACCTCCGTCCCGTCCGGCAGCTCAGCCAGCACCGCGTCCACGATCTCCTGCTTGTCCGTCGCCGTGAAATAGTCAACGCCCTTCACCGGCGTCTTGCCCGGTTCGCCGGGGTCGCCCTTCGGGCCTGTGGCGCCGGGTGCTCCGGTTGCTCCCGCATCGCCTTTGGGGCCCATGGGCCCCAAAGGCCCGGTGGCGCCGGGATCACCCTTCGGCCCGATGGGGCCTGCCTCGCCTGTCACTCGTCCAACGTCTCTTGATACGTCCGGCGACAGCGTAAGGATCAGGTGTCCCTTCTCATCAATTCTTGCACCCGGCGGTGTCTCCCCTGTATAGTACAAGCGCAGGGTGCCGTCCTCTTCCACGTTGAAGTAAAACAACCCCTCTGACATCGTTGCAATGCCATCTGCGCCCTTTTGAGCTATCAGCAGCCAGTGCTCCACCTCCGGAGGGGCAACCCCCCCACAAGGTTTAATGCAGATATAGCTGCTTCCATACCGCGCCACTTTATTCCCCGGCACATACCTCTTCCCGGCATCGTATTCTTCAAATACGTTCCGCGCTGCCTCTGCTGTTATCCGCCTGTTCTCCGCATCCACTCTCTCCTGCTCCGCAGTCTTTACGCCGGACTCTACGGATCCCAGCTCGTTGACAGCGTCCACAGCGGCGTTGTAGGCAGGTGCCACCAGTTGGCGCACCATCCGGTCGAACACTGCTTTATTTTCCGCCGGTGTGCCGGCCAGTACATCTGGGGCGGCACATACGCCGGCCGCCTTCATCTCCGCTTCTGTGATTTTTTTCAGCGTCACGCTCTCACCTCATCTCTTGTAATTTCCCCCCGGCTCCCGCCACTGCACGCCGAAGGCGTACAGGCCAAACGGTTCATTCCGTTCATTGTTCTGCAGGCGAAAGCTGACCTTGTCCGCCTTTTTGATTTTTACCTTGCCATACAGCGTGCGCGGCGTCTTGTCCGAGGAAAAGGTCATCTTCTCAAAATCCACATAGGAAAAATCGAAGTACCGAGCCTTTCCCTTTGCATCGAACACCTGCCGCCAGATGCCGCGCACCTGTGCAAACACACGCACGCCTGTCACCGGCGCGGCTGCCAGACGGACGGCAATGCCCGTGAAGGTCTTTACGTGGAAGAAAATTTCCCCGTCGAATACAGCCGTCTCCCAGAAGGCGTCTATGGCCGCTCCGTCGTCGTTATAGGCCCCCGGGTCATCCGGCTCTGTGGAGAACCGGCACAATCGCCCATCTGCCGTTCCGAAGCACAGGGCGCCGGTCGCATCCGTAAACACCACCCGCGCCGGGATATCCGGCCAGCAGTAGCACTCGTACTGATAGCTGCTGTATGGGCTGTTTCTCTCGTAGGTCTTTTGCTGGAGATCCAACAGATACAGATTCCCTCCCAGCGCCAGCGTGTAAAAGTCCCTATAAATGCAGGCGCTGGCGGCGGCGCGATCCGCTGCCTCCCGGATGGCGCTGCCGATGTAGTAGCTGCGCTCCTGGCTGTACTTCTCACCGGTCAGCTCCTCCGCCGTAATGGCGAAAACACCACGCTCCGTCAGGAACAATGGCTCCTTATCTGTCTGGCAAAAGCTGCCCGGTGCCACCGCATCCGCTCCGATCATCGTATTGACAATGCGGAACACAGCGTTTCCGTCCTCATCCAGTGTTCCGGTACGCACCACCACGTTTCGCCCATCCGTGCTGCCGCTGATAAAAGCGGCCAGCGCATTGTTCAGCACTGCATAGCCCGCAAGGGTGCCGCCATCCCGTGCCAGCTTTGTATAGTTCACATCCGGGAAAAACGCCGGGTCCTCAAATTCGCTGTAATAGTCCACGCCGGGCTTTTCTGCGTTGCCGCTGAGAAAAACCCGGTCTGTACCGCCTCCCACACCGTAGACCGCCGACAAGGAGCACTTATTGATGCTATCCAGATAGCCGTCTCTCGTCTTGGCGGCGGTAATACGCACGTTGTCCTTTCCTGTGACAGGACTCTCCCCCGGCGGGGCCGTGAACGTCACCTTCCCCGTCTTTCTGTCCACGGTGAAGTCCGTTCCTTCCTTCCTGGCCGCCCACACACCGTTTTTGTCCAACACCTCCGCCGTCACGGCGTCGCTGTCCAGTCCCGCCGTCGTCAGCTGATAGACCTTGTCCTCCGCCGTACCCAAAAAGCTCTCCGTCCACCGTCTCCCCAACAGGTTCAGTCCCTGATAGGCGTGACCGCCGCCTGTGGGACGGCGAGAGATTATGATGGTTGGCACGGTGGCCTTGTCGGCTACCGCCGCCAGCGTTTTTCCGTCATACACCCGGTAGGCCGCACCATCCAGCAGATAAAGCTTCTGGTCAAACACAAAGCCCTTGCTGGGTGCGTCGGCCATATCGCCGACCGCCGTCAGGCTCCATCCTCCGCCGGTCGCCTTGCCGAGTCTGTATAGCTTTTTTCCGGCGTGGATCAACGTTTCATCCAGCAGTTGGTGGACACCATTGATGGCAGCGCCACCCGGCGCTGTCACCATGGTGGTATAGCCCGTGCGCTTGCGTACCTTGCCCACCTGATCTCGGATCATGTTTGGCGCGTTGGGCGAGCGTGACTTATCCACATTGGCGGGGCTGTTGTTCAGATCCACGCCCCGGAAAAACTCCACCACGGCGCTGTACCGCTTGCTTTCCGCCGGAACCGAAAATCTTGCCATGCCTTACCACCACCCCGTCGTATTCCGCCGCGCCCCAGACAGCAGGCTGTTGCCGCTCTCCTCATAGGAGCGCCGCAGCTTTTCCAGTCCGTCCTCGTACTCGTTACGCAGCACCGTGGCCAGCGCCAGCTCGTCCTCCTTGTACAGCTCCGCCGCCATATACAGCGGCAGCAGCACCACAGCCTCCGGCGCAAGGTCTATCTCCTCCTCGTCCGGCGTGATCCGTGTGATGGTCTGCGGGTAGGCCCTGTACCAGATGGTGTAGACGCCCACCGGCATCCCCGGCAGGATGAGAACATCGTCCCCCTCCATCCGCCAGTCCTCCGCCAGATCATAGGCGGCGCCATCGTCAAACAGCACCTGTCCCCGGTCGATGCACCGAAAGCGCGGCAGATAGTGGTGCAGGCTGATCTTGTAGGCCTTTTCCGCCGTTGGCAGCACCAGCTTTTCCGCCGTCTCTGCGGCCTCCTCCACCTGCGCCATCTCGATCTGCCAGCTTTTAAGGATGGGACGGCCAACGGACGCCACCTGCTGCAGCGCCTCGTTGGCCTTAGCGGGCATGGCGTTGATGTACTCCTGGTTGATATCGTCCGGCGTCAGTACCTCGCCCTCATTGGCGAACATGGTCTGCAATGCCGCCAGCTTCACCTCGCCCCACGTCATACCGCGTCCCTCCCGTCAGGTCAGATCCTTGCCGGTGCTGATGTTGCCCACGGACGCGAAGCGCCAGTCCACGAAGCCCGCGCCGAACCGGGCACGGCCGCGCCAGCTGTTGTTGTCGTTGTTCTGGTCGATGACGGACTTGACATCCAGCTTCTTTCGCTCCTGAAAGATGGCGCCGTCGCCGGTCTCCAGAAATTTGCTGTCCAGCAGGATGAAGGGCTTGTCCGTCTTGCCCATGGCCGCCAGCGCCTGCGTCAGGTAGGGGTCGATGATGACGTTCCATCGGCCGAACTGGTGGTTGTAGGCGTTGTTGGAGGTCGTCGGCTCCTTATCCGCGCCGATGGCGGCGAACACCGCGTCCTTCAGCGCGGCATCATTGGGGATCCAGATGGTATCCGGGGCTACCGCCAGCAGCTCGCCGTTGTCGCCGGTGATCTGCTGCATCTCCGTTTCCATCTTGCCCAGCACGGCGGCGGTGAAGGCGCCCTTGTACAGGTTGCACTGCTTCTTGCCGTCCACCTTGTTCACGTGCTCCTTGTGGAAAAGAGCCAGACCGTCCGCGCTGTTGCACGCAAAGCTCTTGCCGCCAAAGCTGACGGTGGCGCCGTAGATGCCGCCGGCATACAGGGCACGGCCGAACTTCTCCCGGGTGCGGCCATAGGCGGTGATGAGCTTTCTGGCGCGCCGCTTCATCTCACCCAGCTGGGCGTCCTCTACCAGCTCCTGTGTCACGGAGAAGGACTGCTTGAACGTCATGTTCTCGATGATGCGGTCATAGCCGGACTCAAAGCCTGTGCGGGGATATTCGCCGCCCTCGCCCACAGGCACAAAGTCGTCCATGGCCGTCTCACTGGAATGCTGCTCCGCCCAATGGCGGCTGTTCTCGAAGTGGAACAGGTACTTCAGCAGGCTCTGCTGCTCAAAGGCCTCGCCCTGCTGCTCGATGTAGGTTGCCAGAGGCACCTGGCACTTGCCGAAAATGGGATCCACCAGACCGGAGTTGATGGATACCGTCACAAAACCACTCATGCTCTATCTCCTTTCCTCTCTCAGAACCTCACGGTCACGCGGTCTCCCACAGCCTGACCGGCCAGCGCCACGAGCTGCGCCACGCCGCAGGTCTTGGTAGCGGTCACCTGCATTCCGTCTGTGTGGATGGTCACCTTGTCTCCCACGGCCAGACTGCCGTCGGTCGGCGCCGCCGCCAGCGTCGTCTCGAACTCCATGTAGTCCTGCACCGTCACGCAGGGGACCTCCCCCGCGCCGTTGGCCGGGCCCACACAAATAAGCTCCGGCTTAGTGGTGCCGCTGCACTTGGTCACCTTACCGCTTGCCAGCTTCAGCGCTTCGCCTACAACGAAGTCCTCACCGGCCGTAGCGGCCTTATACTCGATGGGAGGCGTCAGCCCCACCTTCATGCTGCTCAATCTGAACATTTTGTCTCCTTTCCTCACATTGCCCCCGCGCGGGGGGCTTCACTGTTTCCTGTTGTATCTGGCGTAGGCGGCGTTGATCTCCTTGTCGGTGGCGTCAGGCATAAACTCCCGGTAGGCCTCAGCCTCCTCCGGCGTGGCCTGATACCCCGCCGCACCCGTTGCCGGGGTCGGATTTGCCATGTGGCCCTTGCCGCGTGCCTGATTGACTCCCGCCTGCCGCGCCGCCGCCATGCGCTGCCTGTCGATCTCCGTCCGGTTGGCCAGATAGTAGGCATCCTCCAGCGTCAGGCCCTTTTCCACGTAGGCGTGGAAGGCCTCGCCTGTGGGCATGGCCAGAATGTCCTCCACGGAATGTACCTTGCCGCCGTACATCTGCCGGATGCCGTCCAACGACTGCCGGATGGCCGCATCCGCCTGGGCGCTGACCGCCCGGGCCTGCTCACCGATGGCTGACAGCTCCTGCCGCCGGGCCTGCTCCCGGAACGGCCGCAGCTCCGACTCCACGAGACCGCGCACCAGCTGTGGGTCTACTCCCGCCTGCTGCAAGCCGCGCTCGGCGTCCTGCCGCGTCATGGCATCCCGGTAGGCCATATAATCCGCCTCAGTGCGGATAGGCTCGTTGGTGTAGGGATTTACCTGCCCGCGGAACATCTCCTCGTAGGCGCTGTCCCGTGCTGCCTGTCGCTGCACCTCCAGCTCCCGCTGCCTCCGTCCGTGGGCCTGCCTGCGCCGCTCCTCTGTGGTCTGAGGCCTTTCCTGCGCCGCCAGCGGGCTCTCCTGCCCCGCCTCCGCGCCGCCGGTATTCTCGCCGCCGTCCTCCGTTTCCGTGCCTGGCGCTTCGTTCTGTGCAAGCGTACCGCCGTCCTCGTGGCCGCTTGCCTCCTCTGTACCCGTCGGCTCCTCCGGCAGCTCCACGCCGAAGGCCTCGGCGTAATCTCTCTCGGTCAATTCCATGGCTTTTTCTCCTTTCGATTTTCACGCTGTTCGTGCGAAATGCCCCTTTCCCGCCGGGGCCCGGCGAAAGTGCCGCCCGTTAAGACGGCATGGTATCCCAGCGATCCTTACTTGCGCTTGGTCTTGGCCTGCTTGCTGCCGGTACCGCTGCGCAGATCCTCGCCCTTGTACCGCACGGTACCCTTGGCCGCCGGTGCGGGCTTGGCGCTGGGTGCCTCCACCCGCTGGCTGCCCACGTTGGCAATGCGGCCGGTGTAGCCGGTATCCTTCTTCATGCGTGTCCCCTCCTTTCCCAGTTTTCGGGTCTTTTCCGCCGTCCCGCCGGCGAATCCCTGTTGTCGTTACGTGCCGGGGCTGCGGCGGACGCCCCGCCGAAATGGCAGGACGCC